CCCTTCTCGCTCATGTATCGCTTGCAGAAATTCAAAATATCTTTGTGACGTCTTTTTACTATCTTTTTCTCTACCATATGTTGTACCTCCAATCCGGATCCACTTTATAAAATATTGCTATAAATGCTGGATCATATTCTGCCGACATCGGATATTCTCCACGGATCCGGAATACTATTTCCTCGATGTCCGGCTCGTTCAGATCTTCCAGCTTGCAACCATATTCTTTTTCCAGATCATCTAGCTCGTCATCCAGGCTCAGGATCTGTGGTTCTGGTTTCCAGTCTTTCGGAACTCTCTCGTACTCCTCACGTCTCCGCTCCCAGTATTCATCCTCATTCGGTATGCTCCACATTTTATTTCTCCTTTACAGCTGTACTTTCCAGTCATTCCCGATCAAGTAGACATTACAGCTATGTCTCTTCATCCATTCCGCAACCTTCTTACTACTCGTCATCCCTTCGCCATTGAATCTCAGACTGTCTAGCAGTAATCCTAATTCCGAACTCCGGTAATCGTCATAGTCAATCCCGATTGCCTCCAGATCGCTATCTGAACTTATTTCCCGGTACTCTTTGATGATCGAATTGTAAATCTTTACAGTCCGCTCAGTATGCTTAAATTTTGCCATCTCTGCACCTCCTACTCCTGATTGCAATAATCAATAAATGCTGTGATTGTCTCGTCTGCCTCGCAGCGTGTATAAAATCTCTTTTTGTGGTTTTTCTTTCTCCATAGCGGTAACCCGTGCATTTTCCGCTGATTATTTGTCAGTAACATCGGTTTCATGTTTCCCATGCTCTCTCCATCTCCGGAGGTCTGCCGCCTCCGGTCGGCACTATGTAATCAATCCAGAAGCAACTCCTGGCTGATCGTGTACTGTTCCTGGAGCTTTTCAAAAGCTCTTTCGGTTACGGTGTATTCAAACCATCCGTCCATGTACTGATAATTTGGTCTGAGGTTCTTTGCCTCTTTCACACCATCTTTTTTGATTCCTCTGCCTTTCAGCTCCAGTGGAGTGTTGATGTGGTAATGTCTGCCGTAATAGCTCCGCTCTGCTTCGATCTGACACTTTGGCTTCTGTTCTCCCATTTCTGGAGTGTAGCAGTACAGCCCCGGTTTCTCCGGAATCACTGCTGGCTTTTCTTCCGGTCTTGCATTTTCCAGGCGTCTTGTCCTGATCTGCTCCTGGAGCGTTTCAATCTCTCCAGGTTTGAAATTGCCCTCCTCATGGCAAACTGCCATGATCTCTGCATACTCCTCTACTACCTGGTTGTCAGATGCCAGATTGATAAGCTGTGTCAGGTTCAAAAAGATGTTGCTGTGTGTCTGTGGAAACTGAATAATTGTTGCTGCCATAATGTCTCTACCTCCCGATTATGCGTAAATGAATTTTCTGAGATCTTCGTCTCTGCAATCACTGTCTAACCATTTGTCGAACTGATCCGGAAATCTTTTCTCCAGCTCGTCCATGAACCATCCTCTCAGTGTAGGCGTGTTCAGATCAGTCATCGTAGTTGTTGCCTCCCACTGATCCAGGAGCTGTGCTGTTGTCAGGGATCTAACCAGGTTTCTTGCTCTCTTCTCCGGTGCTTGTTTGCTTTCCTCTTCGTCTATCAGCTCGATTTTATCCATCAGAGTTCTCCAGTAAAACACTCTGCCATCACTTGTTACAAGAAATTCTTTGTGGAGATTGCTGTTTTCTTCTTTCAGGTCATATGCTTTACATTCAACCACTTTTCCGTCAATATATTCGTGTGTGGTATCTTCAAATTCCGCCTTTTCTTCCAGGTATGAAATAAACTCTCTGACCGTGAGCTTATCCATGAGCTTTTCTGTAGCAATCATAAAATTTACTCTGTATCTGTTAGCGTCCTCGTTTTTATATCTCATGGTGTTCCTCCTATCTTTCTTCGACTGATCCGATCTCCAGATCATATGACCTTGTTTCTGTGCCCTTCATGTATCTTTCAAGTGATTCTCTCAATCTTGAAATAGCATCATCTTCGTCCTTGCCAGCGATTACTCTTGAATCAAGATCGCCTTTAATTTCCTCGTAGTCGTTAATCATCAGGTACTCGTTTATTCTGAAATAGATTTTATATTTTTTCATTTCGTTTCCTCTTTTCCGTTCGTGTGTTTGTTTTTCTTGATGCTTGAAGTATAGCGTACTATGGTGCGTTGTGTCAATACGAATATTGCAATTTATAAAAAATATTTTTCAAGTGGATTTTGTGATGCTCACTGTAGCGTCACGAAAGAGAAAAGAAAGAAGCAAAGAAAAGAGAAAATATAATATTTATATATAATAAATAATATATATGTGATAAAAAATCACTGTAGCCTATACAGTGATAGTCACTGTGATAATCACTGTGATAATCACGGACTGTTTGCATTATATAAGGAAGAAACGCCTAACACTTGTTGAGAATACCTTTTTACCGGGATCAGGAAAATGCTCTTGCCGAGGATCCGGATCTGATGCTTTTTGTCACTTGTGAAATGTCACTGTGACATCACTGTGATAGTCACTATATATGCTACAGTGAACGTCACATAACGCACTATGGTACTTTTCCACACTTTCCACAGTGCGTTGTGGATAATGTACGTTTTCTGAACCTGTTTTTGTGCATTTCAACCATGCCGGGCTTCTGATCCGGATTTTGACCTTTTTCAGGAACAAACTCGCTCGCCTGGAGGTGCCTAAAATGCCTCAGATCGCCTTTTTCTTCACGGGCAATAATCAGATCCTAAAATTTATTTTCGTGCGAAATCAAAATTTTGCACAACTGGAGCTTTGCTGATTTGTGGAAAAACCACATTGACAAAAAGACCGTTTGCTGTATAGCCTTTTTCAGAATTTTACGAGATTTTCAGACAATAAAAAATGCCCCAGGTATCCGGAGATACCCAGGGCGTGTGTGACATATTATTTCCTCGACCAAAAGGTTTGCTATTACTTATGCGTTACAGACTTGGTTTGCTAGTTAAAAAATTATTCTTAGTTGAAAAGTGCGTACCAGGTATTGGCTCCGCACCATCCGTCAGCCTCCAGACCATTCGCTTTCTGGAATGCTGTGATCGCCTCTACCAGCTTGCTTCCGCAGCTGGCGTCCATGGCTCCGGTGTAATATCCTTTTGCGGATAAAATGAACTGAGCTATGAATGTGAATGTACCGACCGTTCCACTGTGAACTCCGGCTTTTCCGGCTACTTCCTTGCATGAACCATAGAAATTCTCGTTTGTCGGAGTGAGCTTTGTTTCATACTTGCGGTTCATAAGATCTTTCCAGATCGCAAGGGCTCCCCATCTGGAAGCTGGACCGTAGGATCCATCCACCTTCAGTTTAGCTCCGCAGAACTGGATCAGCTTATTGCCGTAATTGCTATTCAACCATTGCTGGCCGTTCTTGATGTTCGCTGTCTTACTGTTTCCTCCGGAAATTGTTCCGGATCCGCTGTTTGTTGATCCTGAGCCAGATGTTCCGGCTCCTCCAGACTTAGAACCATCCTGGACATTTGTTGCCGCATGATGGCTGTCGTTCAAAAGGATATCTCCGGCTAAAAGATAATCAGGACCAGTAAGATACTTCGATTCTGTCAATACCTGAAAACCTGCTTTTTCTGCTCCGGATCTCAGATTGCCAGTATATGTTGCGTTAATGCTTTTCAGTGCATCAATCCCCAGGAGATAACCAGCCGCTTTAATATTAGCGATCACTCCGGCGGAACAATCCCCCTCGCAAGCGATTGTGATCTGTGAAGGATCGTAATTACTTGCTTTCAGGTGTTCCCAGTATGTGCCTCTCTGTCCCTGATCGTAACCGACCAAATCATTTTTAGCAGCTTTGATCCCAAGCTCTGCCAACTTTGCTCTAACTTTTGCATCCGGATGTCTCAGAACGCACTTCCAAGGTCTGTTATACCATGGAATCAAAGCCCATTCTGTCCCGGTCTGATCTCCAGCTTTTCCTCCTGAATACTTTCCGTTTTCATCATGTCCGCTGTTTGAAATTAAACTCATGTTTGTTTCCTCCTTTTCGATGTCTTTATAGATTTTCAGGTACTGCTCCCCGTAGGAAGCTCTTGTCTTTTTGACTTCTGATCCGGTATTTGCCGGAACCTCGAATTTTACCAGAAAGATATCTGACGCCTCCTGGACTGAGGTTGCCGTTTTCAATACCTGCAGAACGCTCTTGTAGCTCTGCTGTAATTCTTTCAGCATGAACTCAACCTGAGTGTCCGGATCTCCGATCGACACGCCTTTTGATTTAACCAGATCGTACAGTCCTGCTTTTCTTCCGGCGGACGTCCACTGGCAAAAACCATAACCGTATTGTCTGGAATCTCCCAACGGATGCAAGAAAAGATCTCTTGTGATCTCTCCGCTGTCTACTGCCGTTGTGTACGTGTCATCGGTGTATTTGTAATTCAGCCTCTTCTCGCAGAGGTTCTCCAGATTACGGGGATTTGCCCCGGATTCTGCGTAAATATTCCCCATAGCTCCGCATGCTCCGTATATTGTGCATCCAGCAGCCATCAAACCATTAAATAATGCGTCTGTATAGGTGTTTCGTATAATTGCCATAACTTCCTCCAACGTAAAAGAGTGGGGATTTCTCCCCACCCAGTTATAAGTACGTGTCCTCTTCCGGATCCAACTTTTCGTCCTCCTCCGGATGCAACTGCCCCATTTTATCCATCAGGATAAATGTGAGTGGCAAAAATATTGCAAATAAAATTACAAGTGGCCAGAAGATCCCTGCCAAAACCATGAGCACCATTACCAATGGGTAGTTCGGTTTCCTCGGTTCGTAATACAAACCGTTATCCTGGCAATAAAGCTCTTCGTCCTCGTCCTCCATTCTGCATAGCGTCCCGATCGCCCAGGTGTATACTGGCTGACTTAATAAGATTCCTAAAAGGTACACGAATAGGATTACATCCCACATAGCACTCCCTCCCTTCTCTGAGAGTTATTTCTGGGAGCCATTTACTCTTCCGTCATCCAGAAGATCTTTTACCCCCTCAAACCATTTATCAATAACCTTCATCATTGCTTCCTCGGTAACGAATATCTGGAGCCACTTAGGTAACAATCCTCTTGCCTGGCTTACAACATACTTTAATTTCTGTTTGCCCTGACCGGATTCATTGTAGATGTGCTCTGCTTTCAAGATCAGCTGATATACATCCTGACGGATTCCGTCCAGTCCCTGCATCTTTGCATACTGGTAAGCTAAAACAATCGTAATGATCGCTAAGATCAGAAGAGCCACTGCAATTACTGGCAATGGGATCTGAGATAATACATTTACTAATTCCATTCTTGTTTCCTCCATTTCTTTTCATGCCCTCTCAGGCTTCCGTACAGCCTCATGGGGCTTTGTTAATTGGTTACATGGTAATTTCCTTGCATAAGCTACTATCATGCGGATTTGAGCCGATTAGTGCTTTTAGTTTCCGGTTATATGATTTACTCCCTGACGTGTCAGGAAATTTTCCAGATCGTGTTTCGCTTCCTGCTCATAATCCAGGGCTTTGTGCATGTCTCCGTTGCACTTGGCGTCCGGGATTCTCTGCATAGCTTTTGCTGTAGCTTCTGACAATGCAAGAGCTCCGTCCAGGGCTTTTACTGTCATGTACTGGAGTTTTTCCCTGTTTTCTTCTTTGGCGTCCTGCTCTCTCTGTCGGTTTAGCCTTTCCTCTTTCTCAGCTTCTGCTCTTGCCTGGATTTTTCTTTCGATCAACCAAAAACAAAAAGCTGTGATCGCTGATGGAACTCCGGCAGCTATCAATAAGTCCATTGGATCTGTGTCTCCTTTCTCCTATTACTTCGGAACTTGCGAACTAATCCATTTTCCGGGCTGTGCTCGTATTCTCGCATAAAACACCTCCTTCGTTCCCGATTGCTATCTCATCGTCGTCGCAGTCTGCGTACTTCTGGCACGCATACTCGATAACGTCAAGATCTGATTCTATCTGCTCCAGTGTCTTCGTTGGCGTCTCCTTTACCAGAAACACCAGGTCATACACCGCAGACCATAATTTAGCGATAATCTGTAGCTTTGTCATTTGTCCGCCGGTCCTTTCTTGAACAGGTGGTAATGCGGCTTCTCCTCTCCAAAGAACTTCCAACGAATCACATCATCCAGAAAGATTCCTGCTGCCGACAGAAAGAACCACAGCACCATGAACTGAGGGCAAATCTGCCCCAGGACGTTTCCCGGCATATTGCTGTAATCCCACATTCCCAGACCGAGCCACACATTCAGAACCAGTCCAAAGGCAAATTCAATGGCCGTAATTCCACACGCCGCTATCGCCATCTGGAGAACCAGGGGCATACACCGGTCTTTCTCATTCAGCACGCCGCAGATGATGAAGCACAATCCGCCGCATCCTACCATCGCTAAAAACGAATATCCTCGGAACAGCACTTCCATGGCATAATAAAACGCCCCTCCTACCAGGAAGAGCGTCAAATATTTCAGAAACGCTTTCACTATACAACACCTCCGGATGCCAGAATCTTCATGTAATCTTTCAGCACTTCATTCTGGAACTCCTCCGGAATTTTCACGCCCCACTGAATCTGCTCGAAGTCTCCAGGCTTCGTGATGGACTTAATCCACATATTCATAGCGTTGCAATACGTTGTATTGTACGATACAAAAAACATTGCCCGGTCAACAATATTCTGCATATCCGCCGCCGAGAAATACTTGCATGGCTGTCCGTCCTCGTGGTACTCCAGTTTCTCCTCTCCGGCCAGCAACTGCATTTTCTTTCCAAAGAGATTGATCTGGTCCTTTTCGGTCAGACTGAAATGTTCTACACCAGAAGATGTGCTCACATCTACTCCGGAGTAAATCGTCTGCTCGCATGCTGATGCGATTTCCTGGTATTTCGCTTTTCTGGCATCCTCCAGGCTCAGATCTTCCACACTGGAAGGATCTGGAACCTCCTCCGCTTTTGCGTACCAGTAATCAAAATCAGATTCGATCTCTTCCTGGGTTACTTTGCCCTGGTAATGGAACTGGACCTCCTCGCACTCCCACACCTTGTACTTATTCTTTTTCCCATCCTGGATGTCCTCTTTATCCACCAGCTCAATGTTTTTACGCATGATAACATCTGTTCCGGAAAATACCAGATAGACCTCAACTGCTGAGGGCTGTGATAAGTAAGATTCTCTTCTCATTTTCTACTTCCTTTCCGTGCTTACTTGCACTGTATGAACACATTTTGAATAGCTTATCAAAACAATACTCCATCCGGAATTTCAAACTGTTGCTATGCTTTATCCAGCCTTTGTATGCTGCAATCCGGCAGGCTCTCCACCATGGGATAAATCCTTTCTCCTTGAAATCTTCCCAGGCTCTGAGCACTTGCCTCCGGATTCTCCGGAATACTCTCCCACGGATGATCGTGTATCTCCTCCGGACTACATAGCCCATCATATCAACTCCGGGCGTCCTTTTCTTACTGCCTTTCCTTCGCTCTTCCAGGTTCTCCCGTTCTTCATCAAACGAAGCTACCTGGTAGAATTGCCAGATATCCTTGATTTTCAATCCGAACTTATCATGAGCCCAGATCGTAGCTTTCTTCATTGCCTTTTTCAGCTTTGAAACATCGCCATAGATCGTGAAATCATCTGCATAGCATACAATCGCATATACAAGCCTATTCCGCTTTCCTCTGCGTATCTGAGCTTGCTCATAGATATATCTCAATACATAAGACATCACGTAATTGAATAGCCATGCCGGAAGATATCCACCTATGCAAAGATGGTTCCCAGGATAGTTGCTCATAAGAGCACCCAGGAACCATAGCAGCACTTTATTCTTGCCTATGTCTCTTCTCAGCATCTCCATGACGATTGGAACCGTCACTGAGGGATAAGCCTTTGTTACATCTCCTTTCAAAGCAACTACTTTTCCGTGGAACTTCTTCCGGAGAAGTCTTTCAATCTTCCGCTTTCCGGCTACGCCTCCCTTATTCGGGATGCTCCCGTACTGAATCGGTAAAATCTTCGCTCTGAAAAGAGGTTTCAACGCATATACTCCGATATATTCAAACACCTTCTGTTCTGGAGATTCCTGGCAGATATCACGGAGCTTCTGCGTCAGTCCGTCAATTCTTTGAAATTGGCGAATCGGTTTTAATTGTAAATCTCGGTTGATTATACATTGCGTCAGCATCTTTGCTACTTCTGATTCAGCTTCCAGGGTTCGTTTAAAATCCTTATTCAGCTGATCCTCTACGATCTCACGCTTTGTTATTTTCCCGGTCTTGCATAGCAGATGTTGGAAATCTTTTCTGCTCCGCTTATTCCGGAAGCATTCCACAACGGCAAGTTCATTAAATTTCCAGTCCTCAATATTGACCGTTGCTGGTTTGCAATATGTTTTCACACATCAACCTCCTTAATATTCATCTGGTTACTTCCGTGGCTTTCCCTTTCGGTACTAGCCTCGTTGGTTTCAAGTTATTTTCGCACATAAGCGAGGATTATACGATGCAATGATTTTTTAATACTCTTTTCAAAATTGTACCAGTTGCTCCGAGAGAGCCGTTCCAGTTAGCGTTAGACACCCCATTGTTCGAGTTACGGCAAGGAACGCCAGCATTACCACCGTTGTTCAAGTTACCAAAGCACCAAGCCGCACGAACACCAGACGCCGCAGGTACGCAACGGAAGCCAGCTCCCACTCCAACGCCGCTTCCGCTTGCGTTGGTTGCCTCCGGCCAGAGAACATCATCGTTGATTGCATTATCAGTAATATACTTCCATGTCCAGGCAGTCGTATCTTTCGGAAATACCAATGTTGGAACATTTACTTTTTCGTAGTTCTCGTTGATTGCAGAACCTACTTTTGACTGATCGTAACATTTGTAGCAATCAAAACAATAATTCTCATTCGCATCCTGGCTCCACTGCCATAATTCATCGGAGACAATCAGATAGGATCCGTTCATAAATTCTACGCCCTGGATCATTCCCGGTTCTTTTCCGGAAGTCGGACTGTATCGGCTACCATCTCTACCAAGTACATTATCGTTCCATCCGGAATAATACGGACTTGTGGAAAGATAGGTGCTTCCTGCTGTTGTGTCAAAAGTCTTTCCTCCGTTGTCAACATAGACCGCTGAGTAATCCGTACCACCAATGTTCACAGTCTCAATCGCTGTAATCAGCTTTGCATCAAAGATGGAATAATTGCTTGCTGTGTTTCGGTCAGATCCGCTCTGAATGCCAAGCATAACAGCCGAGCCAACCAAAAGGTTTGCAGCCTGCTCCTTTGTCAGAATTACCCTTTCTACTCCAGTCTCACTCACTGCAACTGTGTACTGGTAGTTGTAATTTGCGCAACCTTCAATCTTTCCGGAATTTCCTTTACGTCCATATTTCAAACGCACCATAGCATCCAGGAATTTAACAAGAGATCCGGAAGCTCCGGAATACTGTGCTCCTCTGCCTCGCCATCTGCTTACACCTGTCTGGTGGGATGTTCGGTTTACCGGTTTCAATCCGGTTCCACATGTGATACCTCCATCTGCATCAATTCCGGCATAATACTTCGGGTGTGCCATATACTCATGCACTTTTCCGGTTCGGTCGGTTCCCTCTTTCCATCTCTTATATCCTGGTGCTGGTGTACATCTGGTTTTCAGATATTTGTAATCCTTGTCCTGCCATTCTCTCTTGTAAGTATTCTTCTGGAGAACCCAGCAAAGATGTTCTCCGCCTCTTACTTTTGCAGTATCGTCAATATGCTCCACATAAAAAATCTCATGGGAACCATCTGCTTTTTTCTCTGCCGCAACCTCAAGACACCAGAACTGCGGAAGGTGTGCAAAAGGATCGGATCCGGCTGTTGATTCTGTAGACGGTGTGCAAGTTAATCCAGTGGAATCATCGGTCAACTCTCCGATCATGGATGTGCTTTTTGAATATCTCGGTGTGGTTACACCATGCACTCTAGTATCAACGAGGACATTCCCGAACCATCTCTCCAGCATTTCGGACTTTGTAAAAAGATCCGGGTTATACTGAATCTTCCACCATTCAGCAAAAAGGGCGTCCACCTCTGCTTTAGAAGTAGCCGCCGCAACTTTCTCTTTGTATTTCAGATCCATCTCTCCGGCGATCTGATCTCTGTGTACTTTCACAAGTAACTGCATTGTCGTGTCTCTTGGAATGTTTATAGTTTCACTCACTTAATTTACCTCCTATGCACTTAAAATAACAACGTCAAGACCACTATCGCTCTCGTTGATCCGGAACGCAATGGTATTGGCTTGGTTGACAAGTAACTCTGTGGCTTCTTTTGCCTTGGCAATGGCATCTGCTGTATCTGCCTGCCTTTTCTCTTCATTCTGATTTCTGGTAGTTTCCGAATTAGCACGGGCAGTCTCGGCATTGGCGCGAGCTGTCTCAGCCTGGGATCTTGCCTCCTCCGCCCTCACTCTGGAGCTTTCAGCATTGGCACGAGCTTTCTCAGCTTCATTCGCCGCTTTCGTAGCTTTATCTGCATTTCCGGCAGCCGTATTTGCTGTAGATGCCGCCTGGTTCGCAGATCCAGCTGCTGCAGAAGCAAGGGAAGTTGCCTGGTTTGCATTTGCAGCCGCAGCGTTCGCAGCACTTACTGATGTCTGGATCGCAGAATCAATCTGTTTCGCATTGTCTACAACTTTCTGTAATGCCGTTTCCTGGCTTTTTCCGTTCTTTGTGGCAGTCTCGGTCGCAGTCTGCTGGGTTTTTGCCGATTTCGTGACGTTTTCAAGGTTTGTCTGCTGGGTTTTCCCGTTCTTTGTGGCGGTCTCAAGAGCTGTCTGCTGGGTTTTCCCGTTCGAGATAGCAGCTGTCAGATCCTGCAATGCTTTCTGAACTTCTGCAGACTTCGTGTCGATCGCCTCCACCTGCTGTTTCATGGTAGCAGCTGATTTTGCAACTTCGGTCTTGATGTTATTGTAACTCTCGTTTTCTTCATGTATCTTTTCCATGCAGGAAATAAAGGCGCTTCGTACTTCTTCCCCGTATTCAGCGTTTCTCAGCTGTTCAACCTCTTGAGAGATATCTGCCATTTAGTCCACCTCCTCGATTTCAGTCTCCTCTTCAATGCACTGTTTCTCTTCTGTGGTCTGTGGTTCCGGATCCGGTTCTGCACTGGGAGTTTCTCCAGGATCCTCCGGATCGACCGGGTTTTCAAAAGCCTGGATCAGGTCAGCTTTCTCTTTTTCAAAAGTCTCTTGCATCTCTTTAGTCTGGGCTTCGTAATACTCCTTTAGTTCTTCCTCATACCTTGCGGTATCGTCTGCCAACTCATTTCCGGCATTAGTTCGGATCTCAGCCAGGATTCCACTCAGGATTCCTTCTGCCATGAAAATAGGCAGCCCGTAAGCCGCCATTGTATTTCCAACCTGCCTTGTCAGAGCTTGTTTTGCATCTGCATAAATCACGCTAAACGGTCTTGTTGGTTTCTTTCTCTCTTCCATCTTTTTCTACCTCCTGCTCTCTTTTGATGGTTCCTACAGCTACACTGTTTTTTGCTGTTTTTTTAGGTTCTTCACCTTTTGGAAAAATAAGTTCCATGCTCTCACCTCCTAATTCCAGTAGCCGACAATAATTCCGTTGTATACTCTCAAATGAGAATACGTCCAGCTATTGCCATTGTTCGTTATCTCGCACACAATCGGTATCGCTCCGCTAAAAGCCGTATATCCTCCTGCTGATATGCTTCCAATTTTGAAATTTTTTAATGTAAACCAGTTTCCAATCAAATTGCATCCCAGATTCACTCCGTATTCATCGTAAATACTGTTTGCACGGCTAAAACACAACATAGTAGTGTAGGAAGTAGCTGAGGAACTTGCTTTTTGAGCAAATGCCATATACTTTCCTTGTGGTTCCAAATCGAACACTAATCCCTTATGAGCATTGTTCCCTGACCACTGGTTTGTGCCGATCGCTCCGACATAATACCCATCTCTGTAAAAGTGATTACCCGTTTCATCGAATACAGCACGTTTCTTAGAGTTCTCTACTCCATAATTGTAAATAGCAATTTCTCCTGGGTTGATCTGCACGTATTTTGAGTTTTTATTGAAAGCTATAATCACGTTGTTGTAATACTGTGTGATGTAAGATCCCATTTCTCCTTTGCTTACCTTTGAGGTAATAGCTGTGGCGTTTTGCTTGATCGACGAAGAAAGTTTTTCTTCTCCGGTGGTAGCTCTTGACACCTCGGATTCGATAGAATCTTTCAGCACTTGAAGCTGGCTTTCCGAATATCCTGAGATATACCCCAGGATCTCAATATCCGTGATATAAACTTTTGTTCCGGAAGTATAGTTGTAAACATAGAAGTACCAAGAATTGGCAGTTACATTATCGAACTCCAACTCAAAAGTTTTATACGTTTCTGTTACGCTTCCGGCATCTGTGTACTTATTGGTTCCGGCAAAATAGATCCGGATCCGTGATGTCTGACCTTCTCCGCACTTTGCCTTGAATCTCACTGTAAATGGGCCTGCTTTTGGAACTTTTACAATTTGTCTCAGGTAATAGCTGGATGTCTGTGTCTCTCGATCCAACAACGCCCAGTTCTTCGATCCATCCTGAACTTTCGTGATGTAGGTTGTATTTGATCTGTACCAGTTTTTGAAAGCGTCCTCAGAATCAGAAAAACTGCCGTTCTGGCAGTAATCGTGTTGAACATTGGTATATACTTCTTTGACCGATGCAGCTACTTTCCCAACTTCGACCTCCAGTTTGGCGTCTACGTCATCCAGAAGCTCTTGCATATCCCGGAGGCAACGGATGTCTGTGATATACAATACAGATCCGGAATATCCGTATACTGTCACTGCCACAGATTTTGACGCCCTGGTAATCTGTACTTCCTTGCTAAAAGCATTAAATTCATCCGGATTATATCCACTCAGGTACGAGGTGGTTTTGTTCTCTGAAAATCCATACTGGATGTAGGAAGGTCGGTACTTCGATCCTTCCGGATATGCTGCTTCAACAGCAATCTTGTATTTTCCAGCTTCCAGGATTCCCAGGCTTTGTGTCAGTGTTACTGATCCGGATCCAGTAAAAGTTAGCTTGAATGCTTTCGTGTTCCGGAACTCTGATTTTTCAATCTTGCAATTTCCGGTTGCTCCAGACAACGTAAATTTGCCGATATCGAGCGTTTCCTGCTCTCCTCCGGCAATGTAGTTCTTTCTGGCAACTGTTTCTTTCACACTCCTTACAGATAGTGCGATTTTATTCTCCATGTTGGTTATGGAGTTCTCTATCTCCTCACGGGCTACTCTTACGGATTTGTCTGCATGATCTTTCGCAGCCGTTTCACTTTCAGAGATCTTCGTCTCCACGGAAGTTCGGTAACCTGCATCTATGGATTCCGCCACGATGCTGTTTGCCATAACCATCTTTCCGTTGATCTTTCCATCCATCGTGAGTGCTACTCCGTCAGCTGGGCCGTCATATCCATTACTGTAGTGAGCCAGTCCACCCAGTCCCCATCTCCAGAGGTTCTTTGCATTGGCTACTCCTGGAGTATCTGAAACAATGAACTCATTTTTGGTGTGGATCGCATTACCTGTCCGGTTCATGTCGTTTAATAGGTTCGTAGCGTCCCGTAACGCCTCCTGGAGGATTTCTCCTTTGCTCGGTATAGAATTTATAGTCTTTTCTATTTCCTCGGCTGTATGGCTATTTGAGGACGTGTAGGTATTGCTCTGCTTTTCCGTGCCTAATGTAATGGTATTCTTAGCAAAATTGCTAATATATACTTTCAGGCTTGACAACGGCAATTTTGAATCAAGCCCATGCGGAGGAGAAACACAACGAATCAGATCTCCGACCTCGAACTCCTGAATATCATCATCCGTCAGATTCAGATCAATAGCTTTCAATTCAAGAACCATATTCTCAAACTGTACACTTTTCAGATATTCCCGTCCTTTTTTCATCAGGTTCGATGCTACTTTTACATCATCCCATGTAACAGTCTTGTAGATCCTTCCGTAGGCTGCCACTGCACTGTCATCAGAAACGTAATCAACGCCTCCGTTCACTTCTTTGATCGTCAGTCTCTCTTCCAGACCTTCAATGCTGGATTCCTCCAATTTCGCCCCCAGAGGGATAACACACGTTACTAGGTCGGAAGCATCCATGTTTTTAGAATAATCAAGTAAATTCTTCCCGAACCTGATCTCCTGGCTGTTCTGGGTATAAAATTCATCATCGTTCAGATAATCCAGGTAGCGGATGCCATCCTCTTTCCGGATTACAAGATGCCCTCCAAGTCTGTCTACCAGCTTATCTTTCAGGGTTTCTCTGGTAGTTTCCCAGTTAGCGTACCGATATAGGGAATCATTTGGATCCGTAACCGATACACGTCCCAGTGTGAATTGCTTTCGCTCCTCAACTTGGGAATTGTGATTATCAATTACCGTTTTCAGATAATTCTTGACCGAAATATTGTGATACACTGTCGGTCTCTGAATACTGTCACAAAAATAGGCAAGTTCTCCTTCGACGAATACTTTCTTAACTCCCTTGGAATCTTCATAGAGAACTCGCCCTGCAAATTTTTCTACTCCATCTTTGTAGAAAACAATGTCAGTAGTGAGCTTTTTCACGTACTGGTAATATGGGTGTGTCGGGTAGACTGAAAACTCAGCCTGCCCGTTCACATTGTCTCCCTTCTGGTAGTAGGGATCCCCGACTATTAGTGCCTTAACCCGTGGGTTATGGATCATGTACTCTTTCCCATCCACAAAAGCCTTAATTGTATACATTTACAACATACCTCCTCTGTGAACGATTGTTATTTTTCCTTTACCCTGGAAGTATAGCTTATTCTCTCCCTCGTAAAGTTCAATGTCATACATGATATTTTCTCCGGCGTATATATCATACGTTCCGTTTCTGTATTTTACTTTCATTGAGGCGTTTGAAATAATTTTCAGCGTGTCGTTATACGGATATCCGTCCAGGGTTATCTCTTTCCAGGATGTCGGACTGTTGATGTCAATGTCTGAAGTATTCCGGATCACTCCATCTATGAAGCTGAACGTGTCCCATTTCCACGGTTCATTGGAAGATGTGACATCCAGCTTATAAGGATCACACGTACATTCGATACTGATTTCTGCAAGTTCCTCATTGGTTTTCTTAGTGTCAATATGGCACCGTCCGGTATAATAATAGCCGGAATCGACATCCAGGATGATCCGCCTTTCCTTCCCTTCGATCGCTCTCGCAATTCTACTGATTAGTCCAGTCCAGCGGATGTAGTTGCAATCTCTGGCGTCAAATGTAAATTTCAGTGTTCGCATTTCATACACTACGCCACCATTCTGAGCTTTTGTCAGATCCAGGGATCCATTCATGCCATTTACACTAACGTATACCGTCTTTGCTTTCGGAACTCCGATAGACACGCTTTTCAGCTTCAATCCCCAGTCATTATATGAGTGGGCGTCATCGAAAGACACGCCCGTTACTTTTACTGGCATTCATTAACCCCCTCTCTTTTTATGGGTGTCTATTCTACCCATATCTTTATCTACGATAGGTGTTGTTGCGTGACCTATCTCCTTTTCATCCAGGTCAACGTGTACATGCGTCTCCCCTTCGATTACAACCTCAGTTTTGCTTTCAACGAATGATTGTCCGTTTTCCTGTTCAACTTTGTATGTCTGGCTTGTATTCTTATCCAGTGTAATCTTTCCAGTTTCGACATTTACTGCCGCCTGCATCCGATCCGCAAGGGCCTCCATTTCTTTGTCCGTCTGTTTCTCCAGATCCGGCATGGAATCTTCGATACCAACACCAACGCCAGGTGGGATCCATCGTCCGACTTCTTTTGCGAATACTCTTGATGGAGAATGTATTCCGAGAGCACCTTTTACTCCGTCAACAATTCCAGAGAAGAAGCTCCTAACCTGACTTCTGAACCATCCAGCCGCATTGCAGATTCCGTTCCATACACCTGTTACGATATTTCGTCCGACCGACATCATCTGTGACGGTAAGTTTCTTACTCCGTTCAGGACAGCATTTACCAGCTTATTAGCCGCTTCACGTCCCTTGGACATCAGATCTGATCCCCAGGAAACTACTTTTGATGCTGTATTGCACAGCCATGTCCAGATCTTACCTGGAAGCTGAGAGAAAAAGTTCACGATTGTAGCGATCGTGTTGCTTGCAGCTGTTCTGGCATTGCTCAGCATATTAGATCCCCATGTAATGAGGTTCTGGAGCGTGTTATGGAGCCATTGCTGTACCTTTCCTGGTAATTCGGAGAAGAATGTCACAACTGTATCAATTACGTTCTGTGCCGCTTCTCGTGCTTTCTGGAGCATGTTGCTTCCCCAGGTAACAAAATTGTTATAGGTATTCGTGAGCCATGTCCAGATCTTGCCTGGCAA